TGCGGCCGAGAACAAAGTCCGAGGCGTAACCTTGGCTGGCGCATACGTCGACGAAGCAACGCTGCTCCCTGAGCCTTTCTTCATCCAGCTGCGAGGCCGCCTCAGTGTGCCCGGTGCGAAACTCATTGCCACAACCAACCCTGACAGCCCGAGCCACTGGCTTAAAACCGGCTTCATTGACCGGATACCCCGGCCCGGCAACACTGAGGCGCAGATCCGCGACCGAGGCCAAGAGCCACTGGTTGACTGGGCGTTCCACCATTTCACCATGGACGATAACCCGGGCCTCGAGCCTGAGTACATCGAAAGCGTCAAACGCGAGTTTACGGGCCTGTGGTATCGGCGCTTCATCCAGGGCGAATGGGTGAGCGCGGAAGGCGCTGTATATGACATGTGGGATCCAGCGGCTCACGTCGTGCCCTGGCAAAGCCTCCCCATGATGACGGACTGTTACGCCGTGGGCGTTGACTACGGTACGCAGAACCCCACAGCCGGGCTGATCCTTGCCCACGGCGAGGACGACATCCTCTACCTCGTGGATGAGTACCGGATCGACCGAACCAACCGAGGACACGGAACATGGACCGACGCGCAACAATCCGATGGACTTCTCACCTGGCTAAAAACGAAAGAACACGCGCCGGGTATGGACTTAGTGCCTGGCCGTATCATCGTCGACCCAGCCGCCGCCAGCTTCAAAGTTCAACTCCGCCAGGATGGCGCATGGGGCCTGACAGACGCGGATAATGACGTGCTTTACGGTATCCGCCTCATGGCCAGCCTCTTGGCCTCGGGAAGCCTGAAAATCTCTGACAGATGCGCCGGGCTGATAGGTGAAATACCCGGCTACAGCTGGGACAGCAAAGCTCAGCTCCAAGGCCATGACAAACCAATCAAGACAGCTGACCACAGCCTCGACGCTGCACGCTACGCACTAGCAACCACCGAGCGCAAATGGCGCGCCAGAGTCGACCACCGCCGATATAAGACCTAGGAGGACCGAATGCCACTCCCTGACCACAATACGCCGTGGCCGCCAGCCGGTTATCAGGCCCTCTTGGACGATATGAAAACGTGGGAGGCGTGGTGGATCGGCGACCCGCAGCGGCTGTGGAACCTCTACCGTAGCGACTCGGACGTACAAGCACGCCACCGCCGCCGCAACGTCTCCGGCTTCGTGGGCCGCTTCTTCTGGGGCCGAAATCGTGGCAGCACGTCAACCGGTGGGCCTTCGCGCGGTGATCTTCACATCCCTATCGCGTCCGATATCTGCGCAACCTCCGCAGACCTGCTCTACTCCACCCCGCCGCGTATCGTGGCCGCTAACGAGGCCACCTCGGACCAGATCGAGCGCTACAAGGACGATGGCCTGTTAGAAGCTCTCATCACCGGCGCGGAGACAGCCGCAGCCCTGGGCGGCCGATACACTCGCGTAACCTGGGATCCGGCTATCCTCGCAAGGCCGTTCCTGAGCGTGGTTGACGCTGACGCGGCTATCCCGGAGTTTAGATGGGGCCGCCTTGTGGCCGTTACGTTCTGGACTGATCTAGCCTCGGACGGCTCGCACTTCATCCGCCACCTGGAGCGCCACGAACTCGACGCGGCCGGTAACGGCGTGATCCTCCACGGCCTCTACGAAGGAACATCAACCAACCTGGGCCGTCTGATCCCGCTCACCGAGCACCCGTCTACCGCTCCCCTAGCGATGTTGGTCAATGACCAGGCGGAACTCAACGTGCCGCGCACGCCTGGCCTGAACGTGGTCTATACCCCGAACATGACACCGCAGCGACGCTGGAGGCACCACCCGCAAGGGCGGTACATGGGCCGTTCCGACTTGGAAGGCTCCGAACAGCTTTTCGACGCTCTCGACGAAACCTATAGCGCGTGGATGCGCGACGTTCGCCTCGCTAAAGCGCGGATCATTGTTGACCGGTCGATGCTGGAAACGCCCGGCGGCAAAGGCGATGAAGGCGCTCCGGCTTTCGACCTGGATCGAGAAGTGTTCACACCGCTAGACGGTATCGGCTCATTCAAGGACGGCGGCAGCGTCGAGCCACAGCAATTCCAGATCCGCTGGCAAGAACACCAACAGACCGCGCTTGACCTCACCCGCCAGATCATCCGCAACGCCCGCTACTCCACCGCGACCTTCGGAGACGTTCAAGACACCGACATTACCGCTACGGAGGTTCGGGCACGTCAAGCGACAACCGAGACAACCCGCGCGCGCAAGATCCGCTGTGAGAAACCAGCCGTCCAAGCCTTGCTAGTGAAGATGCTCCGCACAGACCGAGCACTATTCAACGCCCCTGGCCTGGATGAAACGGATATCTCGGTGGACTTCCCACAGCTCCACCAGGCGACCGTCGCAGACAACGCACAGACGGTGGCCACGCTGCGAGGTGTCGAGGCCCTCAGCCTCCAGACCAGCGTGGAGCTTGCACATCCTGACTGGGACGACACACAGATCCAGGAGGAAGTTACGCGCCTGCAGCGCGAGCACCCGCTCTCATCGCCCGATGACTGGAGGCCTCTAGGCGCGTAATTAACCGGAAGGGAGACTATCAGCCTTGCTAGATCCCTCCGATTACGCGAACAACCTCGCCCAGACAGTCTCGGATCTGGTCGCCCAAATCGAGATGAGGCTCATCTGGGAGATCGCACGGGACGTTAACCGAGGCCTGGGCGGAGGTAGCCGCTACGAGGTCGACATGGCCGCCAGGTATGGCGTGCTCTACGCCCGCCTGCAGAAGCAGCTCGGCAAGCCCTGGCAAAACGTTCTGACCACCGTCCAGGCGGCCCTGGATAAAGCCGCCGAAGCGGGCCAAGGCATGGCTGAGCGCGACCTCGCAGGGCGGCTGGCAAACCATCCCGAGACACTCGGCGTGCCGATCACGAACGTTCGCGCACTAGAGGTGATCGCCTCAGACCTGCACCGAGTCCTTGCAGACCTGCCAGCCCTGGCACTGCGTAACGCTTTCGACAGTTACCAACAGATCATCTCCACGCCAGCCGCCCTGAACGCTACGGGAGTTCTCACCCGCCGCAAGGCCACCCAAGACGCGCTCAACGGCTTCGCAGCCCGAGGCATCGACGGCTTCACCGACAAAGCCGGTAGGACCTGGCACATCGACACCTACGCCGAGATGGCCACACGCACCGGCGCGGCTCACTCACTCCGCGCGGCCTACGAGGGCGAACTAATCGCCCGAGGCGAGGACCTGGTCCTAGTCACGGGCAACACCTACACCTGCCGCCTGTGCGCGCCCTGGCAAGATAAGGTCCTCTCCCTCACCGGGCTGTACCCGGCGGGCGTGCACCGCCTGCCCTCAGCCGTGGGAGACGGGTACGTGACAGTACACGTGGCCGGAACGCTGGAAGAAGCCCGAGCCGCAGGCCTCCACCACCCGAACTGCACACACTCCGAAGGCCTCTACCTGCCAGGTGCGACGGTGATCGAGCCAGGCACGATGGGCGTTAGAGACGCGGAGACCTACGACGCGAGCCAAAAGCAGCGAGCCCTAGAACGCGAGATCCGCAAGCAGAAACGCCTGCTAGTCGCAGCGATTACCGGCGAGGCCGAGACCAAGGCCCGGGCCGCGATCCGAGGCTACCAAGCACAGATCCGCGAACTACTGGCCGAGCACCCCAAGCTGCAGCGCAAGAGATACCGCGAAGCCGTCCCGAAGCCCTCCGGCTTCCACACCTGGACGCGAGTCGCAGGGCCGAAGAAGCCACCCAAGGGTATTGGTCCAAGACCAAGCCCATACGACCTGCTCCACCACTACGGGAAGCCCAAGCTCCGAGCGGACCTCCTCGCCCGAGCAAAGCGTATGGAGACCGTCGCGAGCGACCTTAGCCTACTCAAGGACTCTCTGGGGCGCTGGATGCCGGATCAGATACTCGACAGCCACGAAATCGACTTCCTCGAAAAGTTTGAGCGTCTGGGCCATCGTGCGCGGTGGATACCACGCGCACCGCTGATCCCCGGAGAGGGCCGCAAGCCCACGAACGATTTTGTTTGGCTAGATGGGGAAGGCGAGATCTGCGAGCTCAAATCAACCGGGGCGAAATATGACTCCATTGCAAGCAGAATTCAGGATGCAGTTACGAAGGCTAAGAAGCAGGAAGTTACCAAAGATTTTTTCGTGATCGATATCGGAAAGCGAAAACTATCGCTGAAGCTCAGGAAACAGCTTGCTGACTACAACGCTCTCAGGCAGAGCGGTCATATCCGAAGCCTATGGGTAATGTCCGAAAACGGCACGGTATTTGAAGAGGTTGAACTCAATTAAAATGCTGGGCCTTCAGCCCCCGCGTTGAACCGAGCTGTTATTTCAAGCCTGGCGGAGGGTACCAACCCAGCGCCTCAAGCCTATCAAACCAATCTACGAAAGGCAATCCCCTCATGCACAATGTGAACCCCGCTGAACTCGCCTCGATGCTGACCGCAGCGCTCGAAGCCTCGCAGAACACCAAGGCCGAAGAGGCCAAGGCAACCCAGCCCGTAACCGAGGCTGAGGAAACCAAGGCCGAAGAGACCAAGGCAGTGGCTGAGGAAATCAAGGCAACCACTCCCGAGCCAGACACCAAGGCCGCGCCCGAGGACACCACCGACGGCCTGCCTTCCGATCCCGAACAGCTTCGCAAGATGATTAAAGACCTGCGCAAGGAAGCCGCGAAGGACCGCGTGGCAGGCAAGGAAAAGGCCGCAGACGAAGCCCGCCGAGCCGTCCTCGATGAGATCAGTAAGGCTCTCGGACTGTTCAAGAGCGACGAAGCGCCCGAGCTAACCGCAGAGCAGCTCACAGCCAAGCTCACGGAGAGCAAGGCGGCAGAACGCGCCTCAGCCTTGGAGCTGGCCGTCTACAAGGCCGCAGGTGACCTCGCAGATCCGGCACGCCTGCTCGACTCCCAGAGCTTCCACACCGCGCTCAAAGACGTAGACCTCGCAGACGCTGAGGCCGTCAAGAACGCTATTACCGCGTTCACGAAAGACCACCCACACTTCGCCAAGACCCAGGCGGTCTCCGGCGCTTCGGCAATCGATAAGCCCGCCGGGAGCGGTGCTGAAAAGCCGAAAAACCTTCAAGACGCTATCGCGCTTCGCTTTAGCTGAATCCACCTAGAGAAAGGACCGCCTAAATGGCAGCAATCACTCTCGAAGAGTCCAAGAAGAACACTACCGACGATATTGATCTCAATGTCATTGATGAGTTCCGTAAGGAATCAGCCATCCTTGACTCC